TAAATCAAACTCAAAAGGAGAGATTTTAACAGGCTCAACTATTTCAGACCAAACACTATTAGCAAATAACATATCATAAGTACGCTCTAGCTTGTTTTGTCTTTTCTTAATCCTACCATGCATAAGAGCTACAGCGTTACTAATCTCTTGACTAGCTCCTAACTTACCAGCTACTTGAATATTACCTAATACAGGAGGTACACTACAAGCAATAACAATATTATCTACCGCTAAGTTTTGAAGCGTAACAAATAGAGCATCATTTGCATTAGTTGGAAAGGCTTGTACCTGTGGGAAATCATCTTTTATATCATTCCAAGTTACAAAGGTTTTACCACCGTTACCGCTACCACTAAAAAGCTCTGACATCTTTTCATCAAATGCCTCTCCAACTGTTTTAGTAGTGTATGTATTACCGTTACTATCTTCTGCTGTACTATAAGCCTCTGTAGGGTCGCCCACCATATTAATAAGCCCACCTAAAAAGAAGTTATTATCTAAGTTAGTGTTATGAAATTCTCCTACTTTTCTCTCAGTTTCAAACCATCTATAACCACTCCAATAATAAGGAATTGGATAGAATTTATTTTGCGGTCTATTCTCTTTTACGAATAATATTTGACCTCTATAAACTTCCTCTTCATCCTCTTCGTCTTTAGCTTTGTTTAATTCTACTATATCCTTCATTTCTTGGATTACAGAAGATGGATTATAAACAGGAAATATAATAGTTTCATCTGGCTTATAATCACCAGTTCCAAAGTAAGGATTATAATATATCTCATGTATGCTCCCTGTTTCTTTGTTAGGTATTCCTAATCTACAAGTATCATAAGGTAATTTACTTATATAATTAATCTTACCTAATGGATTATATCTAACATTAATATAAAACCCTTCAAAGTATCCCTCATCTTGACTTACAGAACCGTGAAAGTCTGTAAAAGTATCTTTGTCGTTTATCTTTAGATTGTTTAATTGCTCTTGCTCAAAACCATCACCTTCTATAAAAGTAATTATAGTATCAATGCAACTAGATGCGGTGTGAGAACCATCTACAGAATCAAGTAGAAAATTAGGGAAGCTATCTTTTTTTCCAAACTCAATATATCCTAAAGAATCATTTATAGATACTCTAGTATTAACCCCATCTGATGGGTCATAATTATATAATTTATTATCTTCAATCTTTTCAGAGTGTTGATATACTTGCATTGCTTTATACATAATTTTAAATATACGGTTTTTTTTGTATATTTGAAAATTAACAACTATAAAAAGAATTATGAGAAATGCAAAAGAATTTATTAATAGGGTAGTTAAGAAAATGGAGTACAACCCTAATCAGTTTACGGTAGTAGAAGGTGGTAATGATGTTGACCGTATATCGGATGAGATTACTTTCGGATTAGATGAAGGGATGGTATTTGTTTTAGATTCATTAATACCAAGCGAAGCTAATGAATGTGTAAAAGATTGGAGTGTTTTAGATAATAGAAAGGTTATTTCGTGCGATGTAGATAATGGTGTAAGTATTATTGTAAAAGGTAAAAGTGAAACTGATGAAGGGATTAATATACAACCTTTAGGAGTTATAAACTCTTTTTTAAATGAGCTTATTAAAATCAATCATCAAGAATCTGTCAATGAGTTTGTAGAAGAAACTGAAAAGGTAGAATCTGAACAAATAAGCCTTAAAGACTACTACAGGTTAAACCTACCTAATAATAAGATTGGTAGAAAGTCAGACGAAACTCTAATAAAAGAGTTAAAAGAAGCTGGGTTTAGTGTTTAGATAACGGTTACTATAAACAGCGTTTTAATGCTGTTTTATAGCGTGTTAGCATTATGTACGGATAAATAAATACTATGCAATTAGACTTATTTAACACAAAGAAAAAGGTACTAAATATATTAGTAGCGTGTGAAGAAAGCCAAGCAGTTACTAAAGAGCTTAGAAAAATAGGTCATAACGCTTTTAGTTGTGATTTATTAGAGCAAAGTGGAGGACACCCCGAATGGCATATAAAAGGAGATTGTTTAATTGAGGCTTACTCAGGTAAATATGATATGATGATATGCTTCCCTACTTGCACATACTTGACAGTAAGTGGTTTGCATTGGAATAAAAAACAACCTGAAAGAGCAGCTAAAACAGAAGATGCTTTGAATTTTGTAAAGAAATTAATGGACGCTCCCATTGAATTTATAGCATTAGAAAACCCTGTTGGATGTATAAGCAGCAGAATAAAGAAACCAAGCCAAACAATAAACCCTCATCAGTTTGGTGATGATGCAAGTAAAAGAACTTGTTTATGGCTTAAAGGATTACCTAATTTAGTACCCACAAAGAACATAGAACCAAGAATCTTTGAGGGAAAAAAGAGGTGGGCTAACCAAATGGATAACGGTCAAAATATTTGCTATGATGAAAACAATAAAATAGTAGGGTGGAACGACCCACGAATTAAAGGATTAAGAAGCAAGACATATAAAGGTATTGCAAAAGCTATGGCAGAGCAGTGGACTTAGTATTAATGCTAACGTTGAGTATATGGTTAGTGTGCGATTGCACTAGCCTTTAAATTAAAAACAAATATTAACTAAGCACATTAACTATATACATTGTTAGGGTGCGTTTAAATTAAAGATTATGACTTACGAAGATTTTTTATTCTCTCAATTATTTATGAACCACATTGAGTACAACGAAACAGAATACCAAGAACTTGAATACGATTTAATATTCCCCGAAGTTTTAAAACATCAAAAGCTATTTTTAAAATCTAATTTTAATGTAGATGTAAGAAGTGAGTATGATTGTATAGTAGATTACTTACTTAACGAGGTAAAGTAATGTACCCTAACGCCCGTGTAAACATCTGCGAGGTACGAGTTGTGTTTTACACTACGTTATCATATAAAACCCGATATTAATAGTATTGGGTTTTATTTTACATAATATATTTTCATTAGTAATCAAAATTTTTTAGTACATTTGTCGTATGGCTAATTATGTAATAAATAATAAAACAAATTCCTTTATAATAATTAAAGGTAACAACTCAAATCCTTATTCTAGGAATGATTTAAGAATATCTTTTAGCTCCGATAATAACCAAATACTAAAGATATACGATAAAACAGTAAATAAATATTTGCTATATGATATTGATTTAAATATTGATACTGTAGACGTTGACGGTCTAACAGTATTTGCAGATGCTCAGGCTTTATACGATGCTTTAGAGCCTATTTTTTTTTTGATTAGTTCAGGTTTAGTATTAGATAATGAAATAGTAGTAAATCAATTAAATGTATCAACCACTTTAGGCGGTGTAATAGATTCTAGTAAAGAGTATTTCTTGGATGGTATTATAGATTTGGGCAGTACCCAAATAACAGTACCACCAACAGGAATAAATTTAAGCGGTTATAATTTTGATTTAAGTGGGCTTACTTCTAGTGAAGATAATTACACTATGTTTATATCTGAAAGCATAGCTATCGGTAGTGGAAATGTTTTAGGCATGGACTATTTTATTAGTGTTACTGGTGCTGGCTCTAAAGTATATGAGTTATATGATGCTACTGGTTTTAATGCTTTTGAATTTACAAGAATTAACTATAATGATTGCACGGATTTAGGAGATATCTACGATTATAGGCAAGGTTTGGAGTTCGGTACTGGTAGATTTGGCGGTAGCCCTTCACTTACTTTGCATGGTCTTTGGCGTGGTGGTTATCGTATTACTACCTCAATAGTTCGTAGTTTAGCTGGTACTATGACTAAGCCACTATTTAAAGAAGGTACTTTATTCCAAATGAATAGTAGGTTTTTATCTGATATTAATTGTGACCTTCCAACTTTAGCTCCTTTATTAGACTTTCAGCCTATCAACTTTCCAAACCCTAGTACTTTACAGCTTCAAGGATGTGAGGTTACAAGGGATGGAGCTTATAATGCAGAAGATACAAATATAACACCTAATATATCAGCTTCTGACTTACCTTGTAATTGGAAAAGGAATAATGGATTACCTAGTACTTTTGTAGGTGGAGTAGGTTTGTTGTTACTAGAACAAGCTACATCAATAACGGTACAAGGTCAATTCGAGCTACTTAACGCTAGTGCGTGGTTAGGTAATGATTTACAGCATTTTGAAATCTCAGCGGATGGGAAACTAAAGCACTTAGGGAATAACCCTAGAGAGTTTGAAATAACTTATAATCTTAATTTAGATAGTCAACAAAACAATGAAGTACAGATAAAGTACTATAAATATGATTTCTCTTCTACAACTGAAATACCTTTAGATTATACAACACAAGCTAGACAAGTTAATAATTTAGTAGGAGGTAGAGATGTTGCTTTTTTCGTAGGGACTATTGGAGTAACACTTGACCAAAACGATGAAATTTATATAAAGGTAATGAACAATTCAGGAACTAATAACATAACAGGTGAGGCAGGTTCTTATTATAGATTACAAGAAAGATAATATTATGAAAGCATCAGATATAATGATTAAAAAAGAACTAGAAACCTTACAAGGTAAGATAAAAAGTCAAGACGAGAATAATGATAAGATAGAATCTATTAATGAAGTATTAAAAGATAAAGTTACTATATTAAACTATTCAGAAAAGATTAAACAAATAAGGACTATTCTAATTGGTGAATAGTCCTATATTAGTATACATAGTTTTTAGTTTATTCATTACCGCTTTTGTAGTACAGTTACATCTTTGACCGTGAATCTTTACGGTTTTTAGTTGTACTGTATACATTAGTTTTTTATCGTTTGTGGTGTATGCCTTTAACCACTCTTCAAAGTGTTCTTTTAATATACTATCTCTTAGTTCTGCTGTTAGTTTCATAAAACAAATATAACTAAAAAAAGGGATACTATTTCTAGTACCCCTCCCCAAACAAAACAACTACAAAACGTCTTTACACCGCTGGAGTTTCATACCCTTCTAATAATGCCAAAGTAGTAGCATAATCAACAGAAAAGAATCTCTTAGGTTTTAATTTATCACCACCACTTAAAGTAAGTGAATCAGTTGTATCAGAAGCATCTTCTGCCCCGCTATTCTGAGTACCTTCTGTAGCTTTCAATCCGTTATTGATACCATAAATTAAAAACTCTTGGTTTTGAGTTTCTACAATAACAGACATTTTAGCTACTAACATCTCTTCTATGATAGCATCATCAGAAGGAGTAGTAGAAATCAATTTAATAGCTACAGTATGATTGAAGAACTTATTACCACCTTCGGCAACAACAGCCTCCCATCCAGCACTACAAGAGTTATCAGGACTATCAAACGTGAAACTACTAGTACCAGTTTCAAAAGTCAAAGACTCAATATATCCCTCTATTGATTCTGTGGATGCCGAAACATCTGACGGAGCATAAATCCAAAATCTGTTATTTAAACCTCCTAATCTTCTTAAATCATCACAAGTCAAGTCTACACCAGCCGTAATTTTACAATTTGCCATAATTACAAATTTATTTTGTTAAACAAAAGGGAGGTATTACCCTCCCTATTTAATTATACTGATGGACTTTGAGCAATTACAGTAAATCCTGCTGCTCTATATTGGTAACCCATTCTGTACTTAACAGAAGTCTTAACAATATCATCATCTTTAGAGTACCATACATCCGCTTTAGTTTCGTCACCAGCTTTCTCGATACCTACTACGTGATTTGTAGGAGTAGTATAAAGAAGTTTGTGAGTAGACAATAAAGAGAAAGCAGATAAAGCTGCATCCCATTGAGATAATTTAATAACCTCAACACCTCTATATCTTACAACAGGAATACCATCAGCTTGGTAACCTACTTGCAAATCAGAACCAGTAGAAACAGACTCATAAGAAGAAACTAAGTTATCGTATACAGAACGAGTTACATAGAATTTTCTATCCGCTTCTGGAAGTTGGTCTAATACTGCTGGAGCTGATTCGTAAGCTAGTTTCATTTTTGCTAGTGCTTCACCAGCAACTAAAACAGCGTTGAAATCTGCAACCTCTGCTACATCACCAGCAATTACACCAGCCTCTAGTCTAGTCCATAATCCATCAAGTTGGTTAATGTTAGTATCTACACTTCCTGTATCTCCAAAAGAAAGGATGTTAAAAGCATCTCTACCAGCAGCCTCTGCTACTAAAGCGTTCATTAAAGTTGCTGCTCCTGTACCTGTTAAATCATTAACATCGTTACCAGCTTTCAACCACTCTTCGTAAATAGTGTTTGCAAAAGCATCTCCACATTGTTCTAAAAAGATTTTAAGAGGTGATACTTCTAAAGTTCTGTTAAGAATCTCAACACCTGTACCAGTAGTAGTTCTTCCACAAGTCAAATCATCTGCCTTAGTGATTTGTGCCATTTGGTTAGTGTAACCAAGTTGCATTTTAGATTTGATACCGTTTAAAACAGTAAACAAATCAGTAATACCAGGGTGTTGAACTCCTGGAGTAATAAACACGTCAAGAGTTTCTTGACCGCTGTATGTATAATCTAAATTTACACCTATTGCGTTAGCCATAATTTCTATAATTTAATTTTAATATTCTAGTTTAATTTTAAGAATCCAGACAAGCCACTAGCTAAACCGCCTTCCTCTTTTTTTAATTCAGGAGTTTTTACTGCTGCTTTAATTGGCTCTTTACCTCCTACTGTAACCGATGCCATCGCTTTATTTTCTTCTTCTAATGCGGATACCTTTTCAACTATTGAGTCAATAGATGCTTTCATTTCAGCATTTACTTTTTCAGACTCTTCTAGTGCAGATACACTTTCTACAGATGCAGCTTTAAGAGTTTCAATTTCAGCCTTTAGAGCTTCATTCTCTTTTGCTAGTGCTTCTGCTTCTTCGTTTGGTTCTGCTGCTTCTTTAATTTCAGAAATAGCTCCACCTTCTACCATTAACTCTCTACCATCTTCTAACAAATATGAGCCATCAGCTAAAGCCTCTCCACCCTCTTCCGAGAATATCATCTTTCCAACTAAATCACCATCTTCGCTATCAATGTAAACAGTACTTCCATCTTCCAAAGTGATTACCATCGCTTTAGGAGAGTCTTCGTTTTTCACTACTTTAGTGATTAACGCTTTTATGTCTTTTAAAAGACTCGTTTGTTTATCATTCATATTATCTAATTTAATACTTGCTACTGCTCGATACTGAACGCTATTAGCATTAACAAAACCGATAGACTTAGATTGGTTTAAATCCATTCTAGTTTCTACCTTCATTAATCCCTCAATAGTTTCCTTATCAGTTCCTAGCTTTCCAGAATAAAAATTTGCTAGTTTGCTTTCTTCATCTCTTAGATATGATGCCATATCTTCTAAGTCCGATGCTTCCATAGGTGCGTTAGATTGCATCCAAGGGTTATGTATCATTAACTCAGCATTAGGTAACATACTTCTATTATTACCAGCTAAGAATATAACTGTAGCTATTGAAGCACAAATACCAACAGCTTTAGTATTTACTTCAACATCTAAACCTTTAAGATAATCGTGTATTGCATATCCTACAGTAACATCACCACCACCACTATTAATATCCACGTTTAATACGTCTATATCTCCAAGTGCTAGTACTTGATTTCGTACAGATTCAAGTGTTACCTTAGAACCTATTTCACCATCAATGTAGATTTTACCTTCCATATATCACAAATAAAAATAATATTCTGCAAAATACGAAATAAACCAAAGATTATTTTGTCCAAAAACTTTTAAACTTCTTTTTTATTGTGTGAAAAGTACCTTTACCAATATTAAATTTGGTCATTGTGTTTTGCTTTGCTTGATATTCATCGCAAAAAGTTAACTGCTCTTTATAAAACTCGTAGTATGTATGATGATTAAAAAATCTATTGGATATAACACCCTCATTATCTAAGAACTCAACGACCTTTATAAAGTCTTTTAATGAAATGTTTTCTTTTTCTTTTAGTTTGTTGTGATAATATATCATAATTGTTTTATATTTGAGTCGTTAACAATTGGTATAAGCTAGGAGGTTTTTGTTCATTTTCCCCTCCTAGCTTTTTTTATATACTAGCTCTACTTTGTTTTACACTTACATTCGATTGCGTTCTATTAATATCTGTTACTGATACTTGTGCTGGTACTTGGTTAGCAAGTTGACTAGATATAGAGTTTTCAGAAGCCATAGCACTATCAATCCCAGCCGTTGAACTTGCAGCTAATGGAATACCACCACTAGCAAATTTCTTACCACCACCAGCAGCATTTAAAGAACTTAGTAAAGGTTTAAACATTGCGGTACTACGTTTGTTTATAATTGCTTCACCTCCTTCTGCTTCGTGTATCTTTCCACCTACTGCAAACTTTACTCCACCGTTAGCGTGACTTGCACCTTCAAACATTCCACCGTCTGCGAGTCCACCATCTGCAAATTTAGTTATACCTCCTTCTTCAAAGATACCAGCAATGTTAGCAACCTGTGCAAATCCTAAAGCACCTGTTACACCAGCAGCAGCAATATTAAAAGGTGCTGGTATATTAGCTAAAGCATTTGTAATAGCTTGGTAAGTATTTATAGTAGATGTTCCAATAGCTGCTGCCTTTGCTACTGCACTACCCTCTTCTGCAAATTGACCTACCGCTGCTGCTGTTTGACCAGCTAAACCTATTGCAGCTTCTGACTTAGCGACCGCTAACTCATTAGCCTTTTCTGTTTCCTCCGCTTCTCTCTCTGCTTGTTCTTGTGCTAGTCTTTCGGATTCTGCTGCTTCCTCTTCTGCTATCCTTTTCTTTTCTTCCTCTTCTGCTCTTAGTCTAGCTAATTCGTTGTTAGCTTCTTTTTGACGTTCTGCATCTCTCTTCTTAATGTTAGTTTGTATCTCTGTTTCTAACTTCCTTTGTGCATTTGCTCTAGTTTGATTAAGCCTAATTAGTTCAGCTTCTAAAGTTGCTTCTGCTAATTTATCCTCTTTAGTAGATTTACCTAAAGCATTCTCTCGTTGTTGTACTTCTAGCTTCTTTTCTGCTATTGATAATTGATTAGCAAAAATCTGATTCTCTAAATCTTGAGCCTCTTTTAATAATTGTATTCTTTCTTCTGCTGTTTTTGTTTCTTCGTCTTTAGCTGCTAATCTTCTGTTTGCAATCTCAACATCTAACTTAGCATTTTCTACTAAAGTTTCTCTTTCCTCTTTTGCTAGTTGTGCTTGAAGTTGTGATATACGCCCAGCACTTTTAACATTCTCTTCTATCCTTGTTTGTGTTTCATCGTATACAGCTACTACCTCATTAGCTAACTCTTTAGTCTTACCTATTACATCTTCTACACCTGTTACATACTGTAATGATGCTTCACCTAATTCTGTAAAACCTTCTTTGAAATCTCCCTTTAGAATCTTTACAATAGCCTTACCAGCTAAACCAAAAGCATTGATTCTATTTATTACTTGGTCTTGTAATACTTGACCTAAAGAAGAAAATGTACCCTCTATATCTGTTATCCCATCAAATATAGATTTACCTACAGATTGTATTAAGTCGCTAAATACTTGCCATGCAGCACTAAGAGTATTAGTGATTTTCAATAAATCATTTTGCCCTTCCTCTGAACCTTGAAAGTATTCAGTTAATGCACCAACAGCCAAACCTAAAGCAGCAATAACAGCACCGATAGGAGTAGCAATAAAGGCTAAAGCTCCCTTAGTCATAGCTTGAAAACCACTAACAGCACTTCCCATAGCTGGATTAACTTGACCTAAAGCACTTCCATAGTCACCAACACTTCTAGTAAATGTTCCTTGTGCTTGCTCAGCGTTCTTTAAGGACTTGGTTTGTTTAGATATTTCCTTTTCAAGTCTTTTATATTCCTTTTGACCTTGTTTAGTAGCCGTATTTACATCTCCAATAGCTCTCTTATTAGCAGCTAATGCAGCCTTTTGAGCATTTAAAGAGTTATTAGTTGCTTTTAATTGTTGAGCAGCAGCCTTTTGACCTTGTTTGTACTTAGTTAACTGTACATTATTCTTAGCTATTTCCTCATTATTCTTATTTATAGCTACAGAATTAGCTTTATAATCTTGACTAAGTTCCTTATTAGTAGCTCGTAGCTGTTTATTAGATTGATTTAATCCATCTACAGCTTTAGTATTTTGTGTTAATGCCTTTTGTGCTGCTGAATTATCAACAACTACCTCTATTATTATCTGTTCTTCTGCCATTCTATGAAATTAAAATCAATTCTACTTTAGTTATTCCCCCTGTTAAGGGTCTGTAATCACTTATCTTGTTTATGTAGAAGTAGCTGTTTAGTTTTCCACCTAAATAAATAGGAGTTAAATAATCGAGGTTGTTTATATCTCTCTCATTAAGTAACAAATATACGGTTACTCTACGAGGATTATTAAGTATACTACTAAAATCTTGATAGTATGTATCTACTAAAGTGCTTTTAGTATTAGGTTGTAAGTTATCTCCAAAGCTCAACGATTGGTCAATAGCATTAACCTTTAAGATATTAGTAATTGGTACGTTAAAATATGGATAAGGTAAATCAGTTACTACAGTCGTTCCACTAGCACCAACTATATCCAATGTAGTTATAGCTCCGTTACTAACTTCTGATATAGGAACATCACTAACACATATTGCACATCTTGGTAAAGGGTCTACATCAGGAGCATTATAATCGATTGTTGGATTAGTAAATCTTGGGATATACATTGCAGTAGCGTTACCATTAAAACAGGTTGTATTCTGACTACAAGCAAACTCACTTTCAAATAACTCATTATTCTTACTAAGGAAATCATTATCAATCTCTATTTTACCATCACCACCTTTAGACTTGATATTAGTAGTTGTAACATTTACTTTATAGTCCTCGTTTGGAGTATACCGTAAATGGTTTACCTTACCATAATCACTAACAAGCTCTGTATAGTCTACTTCAATCTCTCTACTATTATCTATCTTATCAGTCCAATCTAAAGCATTTGGTATATTACTTTTAATAGTTTCAAACGTATTTAAATACACAGTCTTACTAATACTATCCGTTGTAAATAATATACCAAATTGGTTAAATATGGTACGTATAAAGTCCTCTTGCTTCATATCTGGCAAAGTTGAGGACATATCCATAGTACTACCTTCAATACTAGATGATAATGGTAGTATCAAGAATTGATTTTGTGCTAAGTATGGAATAGTAGTAGTACCTCCTAATCTTAAAGTAATAGTAATTTGGTCGCCTGTAACTATGTCAAGTATAGTAGTTGTGGCATTACCGTACTGTTGATGTACTACTACCCCATTTCTTCTTACCTGTATCTCATCTGTAGGGATTCCTAAAGTCCTTATAAAACTACAATAAATACCAGCCTTAAAAGTTTGTGATGCTGTATAAACTCCTGTAGCTGCATTATAATTACCAGCTTTATTACCTGTTACTTTAAAAGGGTATACTATTGGAGTAGCTGCTGCATATGTTCCGTTAGCTGCTGCATAAGATATGCCTAATAATTGAATATTAGTTGAGGGTTGTTCTAAGTTTCTCTTACTAAATGGTACAATATGCTTTAAAAAAATAGGGTCATTAAATATATTACCCCCTACTTTCCATCCAGCACTAGAAAACAACTCTCTTACTAATGTATGTGAGTACATAGCTGGTGACCAATCTAATATACTCGTTTGATTAGTTGTGATAGTTTCATATTTCCCATAATTGATAAAAGGATAAATATACCCTTCTGTATTTGAGAAACTAGCAGCTACTACACTAGGTAGATATAAATGGTTGTATTTAGTTAGGTCTATATCTTGTAAGTCCTTATCTGATATATCATCAGCCCACTCAGTATTCCCACTAAAGAAACTAACACTAAAAGAGTTATCTGTTTGGTTGTATTGCTCTATTTGTATGATGCCGTTTTGAACATCTAAACCGTCAATAGTTATCTTTGCGTTCCTTGACTTCGTAGGCTTAAACCCTGTTACAAAGTTAATCTCACTAGGATAACCAAGTACCCTATTATTGTTAGATGTGCTAGGTAACTTAAACTTATTCGAGTAACTACCATCTCTAGTTTCAATACTAGCTAAATCATTTATAGCCATCGTTAAACTTATAACCTCATCAGGATATAAATCTAAAGCCTCATTACTTACTATTAACTCTACCATTTATCTAACGGACACCCCTCGTTAAGTACCCTTAATTTTAATTGTTTAAAACACCCACACTCACCACAAGTAAACCGCTTATTTTTATCACAACTTTTACATAACTTGTTTCTACCTTCAAACATCTCGCTATTCTTATTGGATACCCAATACCAAAAGCCCTTAATTATATTACTGGCTTTGGCTTTGAATATCTGGAAAGCGAATATTAAATCTGATAGTGTATAAAGTTTCTTCATCTCCGTCATTAAATAATAAAATATTATCATTGTCTACTATTACAGTAGTTAATTTATCACCTACTAAAACCTGTACTTTAGGACTGTATTTGATATTACTAATAGCGTTTAACTCATCTTCGTTTAAGTATTGACTAAATACAGATAATTCTTTATGAGCTACTGTATTGATAGCATCTAGTTGGGTATCTCCATTTATAAAAGTATCATCCCAATTAGCAAATACATTACGCTTGATAGTATCTTTTGATTCTATATTAAGGTTATGGTCTTTCTCCGCTGTGAACTTCCAATAATCCCAACCTCCCAAAGTATTAAGCCACGTAATATAAATATCTTGATTAGCACATTCTCTATTAATATTAAATGTTTTCTTTTCAGATAGGATACAAGTTTCACCACTAGATAATTGAATATCTATCTTTGCAGCATCAGAGTTATAAGTAGGTTCTACTCTATACACTCCTGTATCTGTATAATCTATATCTTTTAATTCAGTTCTTAATAAAGCACCATTACTATCGTACTCGTTTTGAACATATCCAAATGATGTAGTATCATATAAATCATATTTAGAGCCTATGTAATTATCTATTTGCCACTTCTTACAAGGGTCTATATCTAATGGTACTATTATCATCTCTGATATTTGACCATCTAAATAGTTAGTACTAAACTTACCTATATTAGTATTCAACATTGGAACACTACCTAAGTCGCCCTCTGCTACTAAAACATTATCAACAAACATACAAGAGTTAGCACCATCTATTACAGCCTTTACTACTGTGTTAGTTCCTAATACGTATGGGTCAGGGTCTACTAAAGATGTTGAGCCGTTAAATAAGGCTAGTTTTCCTTCTGTAGATGTAGTAAAGAAAGCCATTCTACTAGCTTCGTCAGAATCCCATATCTGACTTTTAGTGTCTGCTTTAAATACTGTATAAACTACCATAGGTTGAGATAGGTTTATATCTGTAGCAAAGTACTGATTAGTGCCATTAAACTCAACAGAAGGTAAACCATTAATACCAGAGGTTTTGTATATCGGTTCTTGTGTAGCTACCGTAGTAACTGATACATTCCCTGTTCTATCAATCCATGATGATACAGCAGTACTATCAGCTTGACCAATATCAGAAGCCACTAACCACATATCTGCAATGTCTGCTATATCTAAATCCTTATTGGTAGAACCATCTAAGATAATAGAAGTATCAAAGTACTCATTATCAAATATCGTAGGAATATTAAAGTTAGTCATAAACTTACTATTAACATCTCTACCTATGTAATCGTACATATTACCGCCTCTACTATTCTGAAACTGTAAAGAACTATTATTCCCCCAAAATAGATACTCACATACTGTAGGACTTATAGATACATTGTCAACAGTAGCCTCTATAAATTGTACAGATGCATTAGTAAACTGAACCGCAATATATTGATAGTCGCTTGTAGGGATAAAGCTCTGTGATAGGTTTGGTGTATTAGATACATTAACAGATATAAGAGTATCAAAAGTGGATAGGTCATTACTTCCTAGTATCCTATACGTTAACCCTCCACCGCTTTTAGTAATATTAGATTGTATTAAGTATTCTACATTAGCTACTAACTCAACCGCTTGATATAAATATTGTGACTTACTATCAGTATCTAAGTTAACCTTTGCTACTCCTGTATCCCATACGAAGGTATCTCCTACCCCTGTTTGAGTCCATCCTGATAAATCAGTCGCAAAGTCACCATTAGTAACTAACTCATTGCCACAATCTGATACCTCATCTATCTCCCATGCAGTATAAACAGTTTCAATTACACCGTTTACATTCTCATCATATCCCTCTCTCCATTGAATATAAAAACCTGTAAAACTACTTAGCTCTATACCCTCTGATAATTGGTTATTGAAAGTAATATCTGCTTTTATAATCCCACTAAAAGAAGCTATAATATCATTATCCACATTAGGTATAACTCTCAAAGTTCCTACCTCTATAATTGGATTAGATGCGTAGTCAACGTGCCATGATGGTAAACCACCAAATACTTTAACCTCTGAAAAGTAGTTAATATAATGCTTTTGTAATTCTCCCAATGCTAGAGTAGAATTGTAAGCAACATAAAGAACAAAGTTTTGAGTATCTATTACCTCTTTTACTTTCCAAATGTTATTGTATTCCTCAATAGATGCATTAGTCATTTGAACATATTCACCTTCTAATACATTAGTCAAAGGTGTAACTAATTCAACTTGTAAGAACCCATCATTATTAGTAAAAGAAGCTGTAAAGCTAATTGGGTCTACACTATTAACAGGATATAAGTCGCTATTTAATTTGTATTGAATAGGTAGGTTAGTACAATTCCAAGTACTTGTATTACCGTCTATTTCTTTTGCTGGTCTACTGGTTACCGTTAATGCCATTCTTTCTTAATTCTTTTACTATCTGTAATTTAACTTGCTCCCCTATTGTTCTTTTAAATTTAGCCATAGGTTGAGATACAAGACCTTGAGTACCTTTAAATCCATCTCTATTTATCTTTCTCCATATTGGATAAAATGCAGACTGTGGTATTCCTCTGTAGGTCATCCATTTTCTTAAATCAACCTCCCAAGTTCTTTTACCTTTTGTACCGTTTTTAGATGGAGGTCTACCAAATTCTAACACCTCTAAAGTTTGCTCATCTCCATAAAGAATACCTATAACCCTATCTTTATTTGCGGACACGCTAACCCTAAGCGACCTAGAAGTTTTCCCACTAGCATTTCTATCGTTGCTGCTTAGATTGTCTTGTATATCCTTTTTAAGACCTTCTAATCCTTTTTGCAATATGTTAGATGTGTTCTTACTATCCACAATCTACACCTAAATCCTTTAACTTATCTTTAGTTTCTTCTAGTGTTGTTGATACTTTAATATCGGGAGTACCTTCTATTAACCCAGTCCAAAGACCTTTAAATCCTTCTGGGTTAGGCTCCTTACTTATCTGCCTAGCCCTTTCAAGCTGATTAAATAAATCTTCCCTAAGTTCGTCAATATATTTATCTATACTATCCACAGTCTACACAGTAATCTATATTATCAGGGCTTACTATTGTCATACTAACACCAACTCCTACAAGACCACTAGCAGTCTTATTAATGTTAGTTGTATTATCTGCACCGTCAACAGTCAAAGTACCTCTACTAGGTTTTACTTGCTCCATAGCTACAATAAAATTAGCAGCTATAC